ACCTGATCCCGCCTGATCAGGTCCGCTTGCCCTGCACCAGCACCTTCGGCCGCGTGCAGTACGACAGGCCGTTCATCTGCACCTCGAGATGCACGCCCTTGCCGTTGTGCATCGGGTACTGGCGCGCGTACCGCGGCCGGCCCAGCGTGTTGACCGTCTCCGTCCAGTCGCCCGGTGAGTACACCGTGCGGAACAGGCCCGAGACGCCGACCGGGAAGAAGTGCGCCTTGTCGGTGTTGACGAACGCCGACCCGCCCACCGCGCCGCGGTAGTTCTCGAACGTGATCCCGCCGAAGTTCACGGACTCGTACGCGAGCCCGTTGCGCAGCTGCGACGCCTCGACCTGGGCGAGGTACGACGCGCGGAATTCCGCGTGCGCGGTCAGGTCGTCCCAGAACGCATCGCCGCACAGGGCGTAGACGCCCGAGTACGGCGCGCCGCCCAGGTTGTTGGCGATCAGCCGCACGACGCTCGTGCACTTCTTGCGCAGCGCGCCCGACGCCGGCGTCGCGTTGTCGAGGTCGAAGTCGACTTCCGACTCCTGCGACACGCCGAACTCCGTGAACAGGTTGTAGAGCGTCGAGCCGTCACCGTTGAGGATCGTGCCCTTGATCGCCCCGATCCGCTGGTATTCGAGCGTCGGGTCGAGCTTGAGCTGCACGTGGTCGCCCATGCGCTGGCTCACGAGCGCCTGCACCGCCTCCACCGCCGACTCTTCGCCGAAGGCGCGGATGCCCTGCACCTCGTCGGCGTTGATGCCGTCGTCGATCTGGTAGTGCGGCACGATCAGGTTGCGCACGGTGCGCTTGTCCTTCGCGACGACCGCGCCCGGCGAGCCGCGCGGGCTCGGGTTGACGAGCGCGAGCGTGCCGTCGACTTCCTCGATCATGATCGAGGTCGTCGTGACGCCGCTCTCCTGCCAGCCAGCGACCTGACCGGCGCGGCCCGGGATGAACGGGCGCTTGTTGATCGCGTCCGTCAGGGAGGTGACGCTGAACGCGTCCGAGGTGAAAACGTCGAGCACCGGCATGGTGATCTCCTGTCTGGGGAATGTGTGAGAGCGCCGCGGCCGGTCAGCTGCGGACGATGATGCCCACGCCGGCGAGGTCCACGACCGCGCCCGCCTCGTCGACACCGGAGGCGAAGACGATCTCCTCGCCGTTGACCTCGGCATCGCGCGCGACGATCGTGGCCTGCGTGTCGCCGCCCGACGCGTCGCAGTCGGCGTAGAGCACCGCGACCGCGGTCTGCTCGCCGGTGCCGGCGCCGTCGTCGTACGCGGTGTACTTGCCGCTCTCGGAGATCTTGCCGAGCACTGCGCCCGCGCCGAGGTTCTGGCCGGAGACGATCGTCGCCTCCTCGCGGCTGCGGTTGCCGTTGGCCTCGGACAGGATGAATCCGCCCGCGTGGCCCGTTTCGGTGATGCTGGTCATGGTTCGTCTCCCAGGGGAGTTTCAGGGTTTGGCGTGCGGGACCGCGCGCCGACGTGACGCGCCGCTTACGCGCCGTGCGCCTTCGAGCGGATGTCGTAGATCGTCGCCGCGCTGATCCGCGACTTGGCCGGCGCGGCCACCGGCTCTCCGTCCGCGCCCACCTTCGGGTTCGTGCCGCGCATCGCCGCGTCGAGCATGTTCGCCGGCTTCGCCTGGCCCTCCGGCGCAGCCTTCGCGAGCATCGCCTGGGCGGCCTCGGCCGTCATGTCGGTCTCGAACGCGATGTGCGCCGCGAGCGCCGGGCGATCCTTCGCGGCCTCGCACGTCGTGATCACCTTCACGCGCTCGCGCTCCGCGGCGACGCCGTCGGCGCGCACCTTCGGCGCCAGGTCCTTCTCGGCCTGCGCGTAGCCGGCCGCGCGTTCGGCGGCGAGCTGGTCCACGGTGGCGGTCGTCGTCGCCGGCGCCGCGGGCGTTTCCTTCGCTTGCTGGCTCATCGTGAGCTCCTCTTCGAATGCGCGCGACGCGCGCGGCTGAAACCGGTATCCGTGCTGCGCAACCTCGGCCTGCATCGCCGAGATCGCGTCGGTGAGCGTTCCCATCTCGTCGGCGAATCCGTCGGCGATCGCGCGCTCCGTCGAGAGCATCCCGCCCTCGGTGGCGCGCACCGCCGCGGCCTTGAGCCCGCGGTGCCCGACAACCGCGTCGACGAAGAGCGCGTAGACCTCGTCCACGCGCCCCTGCAGGTCCAGCCGCGCGCCCTCGGACAGCGGCATGAGGCTCGTCCCGTCGATCTTCTTCGCGCCCGCGTAGATCGGCGTGTAGCGCACACCCGACTTCGCGATGCTCTCGGACCGGTCCTGGTGCAGCATGACCACGCCGACCGAGCCGACCTGCGCGCTCGAGGGCATGTACAGGCGCTCGGCCGCCGACGCGATCAGGTACGCCGCCGACGCCGCGAGCTCGTTGGCGACCGCCCACACCGGCTTGGTCGCCTGGGCGATGTAGTCAGCGAGCTGGAACGCGCCCGCGACCTCGCCGCCAGGCGAATCGATGTCGAGGACGATCCCGCGGACCATCGGATCGCGCAGAGCCGCGTCGATCCGCTGCGTCACCATGTTGTAGCCGGTGAGCCCGGAGAGCGCGTCGAGGCCGCCGGCGCGCTGCACGAGCGAGCCCATCACCGAGACGATAGCCACGCCGCGGTCGGTCACCGAGTAGCCATTCTCCGTGCGCCGCGCCGGGATCAGCAGCGCCGCGTGCTCGCGCTCGACCTCGTGACGCGGGAGATCGCCCTGCTTGCCCTCCTCGTAGGACGCGAACACGCGCTCGATCACGAACGCCTTGTCCGGCATCAGCAGTAGCGGAGTGCCATAGAGCCGCTCGGCCAGGCGAGGATGCTGCATGGTCAACGTCTCCCGGAAGGAAAAAGGGCGGCCCGAAGGCCGCCCAAGGACAACTCACGGCAGGAGGAGTAGCCGAGAGTCATCGCCCACCCACACTGTTGTCGTCCGGCGAGACGGCTTCTCCGTCCTCGTCGTCCGACTCGTCGTCGTCCTTCACGCGTCTCGCGTCGTCGTCGCGCTCCGGCATCGGCGGCTCCTGGTCGCCGGCCGCAGCGGGATCAGGCGCGCGCGCCGTGAGCCCCAGTTCGCGGTAGCGCGCTTCCTCGGTCGCGAGCTGCTCGGCGACCTCGACCCAGTCGCGCCCGAGTTCCGCGCACTCGTCCTCGCGCGTCGAGAGCCCCGCGTCGATCCGCGCCTGCGCGGCCGTCGCCTCCTTGACTGGGTCGAGCGTCCCGCGCCCCGGCCCGATCACGCGGATGCGCTGCCAGGCGGTGGCCGTCGCGTAGTAGTCCGGCGCGTCTACCTTCCCCGCGCTGACCGCTTCCTCGAGCCACAGCCGGTAGAACGGCTCGATCCACGCGGTCGTGAGCCAATCGCGTCGGCGCATGAACGAGCGCCACGCCTCGGCCAGCATCGCCCGCGCCGTCACGTAGTTGAGGCGGCTGAAATCCTTCATCAGCAGCTCGTACGGCAGGTCGTACCCGAGCCCGATGTAGCGCTCGAGGTGCGTCATGAACGAGTCGAACGCGGTCGCCGGCCGCGACGGGATGAACGGCTCGAGCTTGTCGCCCGGGAACAGCGTCGCGAGCATCCCGCTTTGCTGCCGCACCGCATGCTCCTCGCGCGCCTTGAGCATCGCGGTGCGGTCCTGGCCGTAGAGCTCGACGATGTCCTCGGCCCCGAGTGGGGTTGTGATGACCGCCGCGACCATGGCGTTGACCACCGCCGCCTGCAGCTCGGCCTGCTGGTAGCGGTCCAGGTTCTTGAACGTCGGCAGCACCGAGGTCAGCAGCGGCTTGCCGCGCGACTGCCCTGAGCGCTTGCTGTCGAACACGTGCAGCACCTTCATCCGTCCGTGCGCTGCGCGCCGCGGGATGCGCTCCCAGCGAGCGAAGCCGGCCTCGTCCGACACGAGCACCGTGTCGCCCGGGTGCGTCGTGCGGATGTGGTAGGCGATCGGCGCGCCGTAGGCGTCGAACTCGATCCCGCCGCGGAATCCCTGCCGCTCGGCCTGGCCGTACGGGTTCGACAGCCGGTCCGCCTCGATCGTCTGGATCTTCGTCGACCAGCCGTCACGCCGCTCGGGCAGCCACAGCGGCAGCGCGAGCGCGTCTCCGTTGAGCATCGCCGCGCGCGCGATCTGCGTGGTGATGCCGTCGCCGGTCAGCGTGTCCCCGGCGTGGCAGGCCGTCGTCCAGTAGTAGCTCTCCCACAGCGCGCGCGTCTCGCGCGCCCAGCCGTCCGCCCAACTCTTCGTCTTGCCGAGCGCGACGTAGTCCGGCCGTGGCGACACGCGCAGCCCCGAGCCCAGGACGTTGTCGATGATCGTTTGGAAGCCGCTCTCGGCGATCCCGTTGTTCCGGTCGATGTCGCGCGAGCGCGAGACCAGTGCCCCCAGCTCCGGCAGGATCTCCGCATCCACCGACAGCCGGCTCGGCGCCCACGCGAGCACGTTGCGCTCGGTGTACGACGCACCTTTGTGCGCCGTGGCGAGCGCGCGCGGCTGCCCGCCCGCGGCGTCCATGCGAGGACGGCGAGATTGCCTCATGTCGTCCCCTGGTCAGTTCGTCGGAATGACGCCGATCATGCGCGACTTGACGCTCTTCCCGTCGCACGCGTCGACCTTCGTCTTCAGGTAAGCGACGTAGCGCTGCAGCTCGCCCACGCTCGCGCGCGTGTACATCACCTGCTTCTCGCCCATCCTGACCGACTCCGACTTCGACCCGGTGAGCAGCGCGTGGAGCGCCTGGTCGGCCTCGTCGTACCACGTCCGGTACGTCGTGCACTCGGTCGCGGTCGGTCGGCTCATCAGCTCCTCGTCAGGTTGGTTTCACTCTCGGCACCATCGCCCGCACGGCGTCCAGCGAGACGCCATGCGGCGCCGCCGGCGCCGTCACATCGGCCACCGGCTTCGCGCCGCCCTTCGGTTCGTAGAGCTGCTCCATGCGATCCCAGTCGGCGTCGCGCCAGCGATGGATCCCCACCGCGTGGTGCATCGCCGCCGCGAATGCGTAGACCATCGTGTCGAGCGCCTCGTTGCGCTCGCGCGTCGGCAGCCACTTCTTGAGCGTCGTGTCGAACACCTCGGCGACGACCTGCCGGTAGTACTCGTCGGGCAGCTCGTCGCTGAAGCGCACGTAGCGCCCCGCCGGCGTGGCCGCCGCCTCGTCCGCCTCCGTGCCGTCCGCCTTGAGCCGGGCAAAAATGAGCTTCTTGAGCTCGCTCACGCCCAGCCAGTAGAGCCGCGCGCCACGCTTGTCCAGGGCGCCCCGCACCCGCACGTCCGGATACGCCGGCTTGCCGATCGCCGGCTTCGTGAGCACCGGCGACCCGCGGCTCGCGTAGATGTTCCGCGCCCGCAGCGTGCGCGTGAAGCTCAGCACCTGGTGCTGCCAGTTGCCCGCGTCCACCAGCGCGCAGGCGATCCCCATCTCGACGCCGAACGAGTTCCGGATCCGCAGCGCCAGGTACTCGTCGATCGCCCGGTACAAGTCCTCGCCGGCTGGATCGCCCGGGATCACGTGGTAGTCGATCACCGTCGCTCGCTCGCCGCGCGACCAGCCGAGGATCTGCGCCTCCGCCCGGTCCACCTGTAGGTCGATCCCGCAGGTGAGCGCCAGCACGCCGGGCGGGATCGTGCGCAGCGGGTACGGCTCCGCGCGCCCCCGCAGCACCTCCCAGTCGAGCCGCACCTTCCCCTCGCGGTGCACCTCACCCAGCCGCGTATTGACGAAGACCTGCTTCTTCGCCGGGTCCTGCAGCGCCCACTCCCACTCGACTGCGTTCTGCCCCCACGAGTCGCCAAGTCCCGGCGGCGTGTACAGGCAGTTCACGTGGAACCCGATGTGCTCGTCGACGAGCTCGGGCCGCTCGTGGCGCCACTGCCCCGCCGCCAGCATCGCGCCCTTGTGCGCCTCGTCGATCAGCGCCCCGCAGTGCTCGCACGCGTAGCGCGCCTCGCGCGGCCGCCCCTGCGGCCAGGTGAGCTGGCCCCAGCGCAGCACCTGGTGCTCGCCACACTCCGGGCACGGCACCCAGTACCGCCCCCGCGAAGAGGCCTGGTAGTCCGCGTCGATCGGCGACCCGTCGTCCGTCGGGGTCGAGATCTCGAAGATCTTCGAGCGTCCCTGGTACGTCGCGATCCGCCGCTTCGCGAGCTCGATCGGATTGCCCTCGCCGTCGATCAGCCGCGGCATCCGGTCGACCTCGTCGAGCAGCAGGTACTGCGCCGGGACGCTCGACAGGTCGGACGGCACGTTCGCGCTTCCCAGGTAGATCACGCCGCCCGAAAAGTGCAGCTCGTTCAGCGTGCCGCCCCCCGACTTCGACTGCCGGCCCAGCCGGATCTTCCCGGCCAGCACCCGCGATTCCAGGATCATCGGCCGCAGCCGCCCGCGTACCCAGCGCAGCCCCAGCTTCTCGGTGGGCATCAGCACCAGCATGGGCCCTGGCGCCTGGTCGACGACCCAGCCCAGCCAGTTCAAGCCCGCCTCGCTCCCGCCCACCTGGGACGACTTCGCGAACGTCACCTGCCGCGCCGGGTGCTGCGGGTCGAGCGCGTCCATGATCGCGTTCAGGAACGGGATCCGGTCCGGATTCCACGGCCCCGGTATCGCGCTCGCGCGGCTGGATAGCCGCCGGTGCTTCGCCGCCCACGCCGACGGCGTCAGGCGCTCCGGGATGCGCAGCCCGCGCGACGCCGCCCGCAGCGCCGAGATCCGCGATCGCTCCTGCAGCGTGAGCTCGCTCACTGCCTCGTCGATCCGACCTGGTCGGCCATCCCGTCGATTGCCTCGGATAGCTCGCTCGCGATCCGCCGCGCCTCTCGCTCGACGATCGGCAGCACCTTCCGCGGGTCGATCCCGAGCGCCGTCGCCAGGTCCGCACCGATCCGCGCGTGCAGATTCGCGAGTCCGTCGCGCACCAGCGCGAAGGCCGCCTCCGTCCCGGCGTCGTGCTCGCCGCGGTCGACCAGCCGACCGAGCTCCCGGTCGAGCTTCGCCCGCTTCAGCTCCGCCGACGCCCGCTTGTCCTCGACCGTCGCCGTGACGATCGCCGGCGTCGGCTCAGGTTCACGCCCGGGCGACGCGCCACCCGCCGCCCGGGCCCCACCATTTCCCTGACGCACGTATCCCATGCCGGGGCCGCCGCCCCTGCCGCCGCTTCCGCGGTCCTGCACCTGGTTGAGCAGCGCGTCCGTCCGCGAGACGTCGACGCGGTCGCCGACCATCACCAACCGGCCGGCAT